AACAACGCGTCTCAAGCGCGTCAGACGCACAGCAGGGTATGCCGACGCCAGACGTACGGACGGCAACAGAAATACAACGTCTCACGCAACTAGGCTCACAACGTCTAGGGGTTCTTAGTCGTGTAATCTCTGCGACCACAATACGTCCAATGGTGCGTATGATGGTGTCCAACATCCAAGACGCTGTAGAGATTGACGGCTCAATCAAGATTGACCCAGACAAAATGCCCAGTCAGTTGGCGGATATGGTTAACGATGGATACATCGACTTCAATCAGAGCGACCTGCAAGGCAAGGTAGATTATCTAGTGATTGACGGGACGCTACCCGTAGAACCAACTCGCAATGCTGAGACGTGGATGAACATGTTGCAGATTATGTCTCAGACTGGACTGAACATGGAATACAAGATGGGCAAGATTGCAGAAGAGGCAATACGTGCTTTGGGTATTTCTGACTTAGACCAGTTCCGCATTTCTGAGGAAGAGCGTCAGCAGGGCGCAACCCCTAGCCAACAGTTGGCCATGATGGAAAAAATGCGCGGTGCGTCTGTCCAGCCCAACGAGCAAATCCAAAACGAAGTTTCTAAAGGGAACTTGGTTCCTATGAGAGAGGCAGGATAAATGACAACCGAAATTATTAACGACAAAGCCAAGGCGCTGGAAGTAGACGTACCTGTCAAAACTGCGGAGTACGTAAAGGCCGTCTTTGAGCAAACAAATTTTAATCAACACGAGTGGGGTTCAACTAACGCTCAGGTCATAGCACAATTACAGGCAAGGGTTCGCCAGCTAGAAATAGAAGTGGCTAACCTTAAAGGGAGGCTATAATGGGTATTACACGTCCCACAGGTGAACAACTTAGGTTTGTATCGGTAAATACTGGAGAGCATATTCTTGATACCTACATGGAAAACGCTGAAATAGGCGGTCGCCAACTCAGTGCATTACTAGGCGACATCTTCAAAAGCAGTGATGGTCTGTTTGACCCCACTATTTTTACATTCCAAGTAGATGCCGCTGACAACAACAAACTAGAAGTCCGTGTTGGCACAGGCAACGCGTTTGTAGAAACAGGTGTAGAGATATTTAATGGACGTGGCGCATACGCTACATCCACAGCGTACAAGGTTCTGGATATTGTAACCCAGAACCAGGACACCTTTGTTTGTACTGTGGCGCACACATCGAGCAGTGCGACGCCAGACCTGTCCAAATTCCAAAAAATTATCAATGGCTCTTTAGTTGCTGATTACGCCAACAAAGTAGACGGTGCGATTACAGGAAGTGAATACTCAGCCAAGGCTTGGGCTATTGGCGGTACAGGCGTGGACACTACCAGTGGTTCAGCAAAGGACTGGGCAACCAAAACGTCTGGGTCTGTGGGTAATTCAGGTGACTTCTCAGCCAAGTATTACGCTACCAATGCTCCTGTTACGACAGTGGCAGGTGGCATAGCAAACATCAATGCTGTTGCTGGCGCGATTGCTAATGTTAACAACGTAGGCGGAAATATTGCTAACGTAAATGCTGTGGCTGGGGACATTGCCAATGTAAATGCGGTAGCTGGTGACGCGACAGACATTGGCGCAGTTTCAGCAAACATCACCAATGTAAACGCTGTTGCAGGTATTTCAGCCAGTGTTACCGCTGTTGCCGCAGATGCAACAGACATAGGCGTTGTCGCCACAGACTTAGCAGGTTCAGACACGATTGGCTCGGTTGCAGGCTCCATAACAAACGTAAATAACGTAGCTGGCGCTCTTACTGCAATAAACGCGGTCAATGCAAACGCTACGAACGTCAATAAGGTTGCGGCTGTAGACGCAAATGTCACGTCTGTTGCCAATATTGACAGTAACGTCACTGCTGTTGCTGGTGCGTTATCAGCCATCAACGCTGTAAACGGCGCGCTTACAGCAATAAACAACGTCAACACTAACATTGCAGACGTAAATAGCTTTGCTAACACTTACTTTATTAGCGCAAATGCTCCTACAGGCGGCAATATTGGGGAGGGCGACCTCTGGTATGACACAACAAATGACCAACTCAAGGTGTACAATGGTAGCGCTTGGGTTACGTCTGCGGCTTTTGCCAGCATAACTCTGCAAGACTTGGCAAACGTAGCGGCGACCGCACCTTCCGCAAACCAAGTTCCTATGTTTGTCGGCTCCGCATACACCCCAACAAACTTCACACTGCAAGCTCTGACTGATGTAGGAGCGACTACAACCAATAATATTACGGTCGCAACTCCGACGGCTACGGGTCATGCCGCTACCAAAGGTTACGTGGATACAGAAGTTTCTAACCTTGTAGCAAGCGCGCCTGCGGCGCTTGATACTCTGAATGAGTTGGCCGCCGCTCTTAATGACGACAGTAATTTTGCTACAACCACAAACAATGCGATTGCCGCCAAACTACCCTTGTCTGGTGGGTCAATGACGGGTGATGTAGATTTTGACAACAACAAGGCAACAGACGTAACGCTAGAAAATTTCCAAGAGGTTATGGCGTCTAACACAAACGTCTCTGGTGATGTGACTATTCCAGACGCAACTAACAATGTTAGCTACACTCTGACGGGCAATACTAATGTTACGCTTCCTGATACAGACGAACTGCCAGCAGGTACGGCGCGCACAGTAACTATCTTTGTAAAGCAGGATGGAACAGGCGGCAGGGCATTTAACCTTGTTGCCCCAACAGGCTTCACTATCAAGTACAACAGTTCGAGTACACAGCCTGCGGTGCAAACTGCCGCAAACAAAGAGACCATATATACGGCGCTCTTGGTCAAAGGCTCGACTACGATATACGTATCACTATCTTTTTATGAGGCTTAACATGACTGTTCGCTATGACGAGATAAATCTGTACGCGAAACCAGGTCAAGCCGCTTGCGCAACAATAAGGCAGTGGCTTGATAGCAAGGGGATTGCATACACAAACCTTGACTATCAAGACCCGACCGAGACGTTGGCCGCACTATCAACATGGTTTGAAGATGAAGAAGGCAATAACATTACTTTTGCTAACACTCCTGTTCTTATTTATGACAGGGTGATGTGGGAAGCGGACGATGGTTCTGACAGATACGCACATCGTCAGTACGTTACAGATGTCAAAGATTTACCAGATAATTTCGCAACACTAGCTTTGAAGGTTTCGTAATGCCGTTACTTGGGGTCTCACTGCGAGCAGACCCGCTGTTTCCTGGGGGTCAGCAAACATTTACATCAAGTGGCACATTCAATGTGCCACCAGGTATTTCTGTTGTCACTGTACGGGGCAAGGGCTTAAACGGCGCTGATGGTAGTCCAGGTAGCATCGGGGGTGAAGGCAGTCAGGGTGCGGCAGGCAACCCAGGAAGTCCAGGAAACAATGGCACAGGCGGTGCAGGCGGACCACCAGGCAATCCAGGAAATCAAGGAGCTTCTGGCACAAATGGTGTAGGTGGGGCTGGCGGGACTGCGGGCAACCCAGGAAACCAAGGAGATACTGGCAACCCAGGAACGTCTGGCGCTGGTGGTAACGCTGGCGCACGAGGTAACGCAGGCAACCCAGGCGCAACAGGTAACTCAGGCAACGCTGGAAACGGCGGAGGCGGCGGTGGAGGCGGCGGCGGTGTAGGCATAAAGCTAAGTGCTGGCACACCTGGTTCTCCAGGAAACACATCCCCTGGCCCTGGTGGGGCTGGAGGCGCGGGGGGTAACTCAAGTGCAACTGGCGCTCTAGTGGGCGGGACGATGCCAAACGCAGGAAGCGCGGGCGGCAGTGGCAATAACGGCAATCCAGGTAACACGGGCGCAAGTGGCAGTGGCCATAACAACGGCGGCGCTGGGGGTAACGGAACCGCAGGAAGCGACGGCAATCAAGGAGCGTCTGGCAATCCAGGAACGGGTCATAACGCGGGACAGCCTGGAAATGCTGGGTCGGCGGGTGCTGACGGAAACCCAGGAACTGGAGGTGGGGCAGGTAGTCCAGGTAACGCAGGTTCAGACGGCACTGCGGGCAACACGGGCGCGCAGGGTGCGGCTGGGGCGACTGGAGCCGCTGGCGCAGACGGTGCGCCTGGGGCTGATTCTTCTTTTGGTAGCTATCACACCTTTTCTGGGGGAGCGGGTGGCGCTGGTGGAGCAGGTGGAGCAGGCGGAGTTGGTGGGCCAGGCGGGGTTGGTGGAAACGCTGGTCTTGCTGGCAACCCAGGGGGTCAAGGTAATCCAGGGGTAGCTGGAAACGGAGGAACTGGAGGTGCGGCTGGTAACTCTGGCGCTACAGGAAATCCTGGCACGCCTGGGAATGGAGGCGCTGGCGGTGCGGGTGGCAATGCAGGCAATCCTGGCGGAGCAGGGAGTTCAGGTAATCCTGGTAATTCTGGTAACGGTGGCGGTGGCGGCGCTAGAGGAAACTTTGGCGGTGGCGGAAACGGCGGTGCGGCTGGTAATACAACTCAAGTCACAGCCGCTAATGGCAACATTGGTAGCCCTGATGGAAATAGAAACTCTTTTGGTAATGGTGGCGCAGGTGGCCCCAGTTTCGTGCAAGGCGCTGGAACTGGAAATATAGGACGAGGCGGAACTGGTGGGCGTGGCGGTCGGCCCAACAACGGCGGCGGCGGCTCAGGCGGTAACGCAGGTGCAAATGGAAGTCCTGGCTCTCCAGGAAATAATGGTAGCGGCCATAATAATGGAAGCGCTGGCGCACCTGGCAACGCGGGGTCTGATGGAAACCCAGGAGCAGATGGTTCGGGCGCTACAGCAGGAAACCCAGGCAATCCTGGAACCCCAGGCGGCGTTGGAAACGACGGAACAGGTGCTACAAGCGGTGGTGCTGGGGGCGCGGCTCCGTCTACTTGGGTTGGCAAAGCAGGTTCCCCAGGTTCGGCAGGTGCGCCAGGAGCTACGACTGCCTACGTAGACCAAGTAATAAGAATTACTCAAGCCCAGCAAGCTATCGCACTAACAGTCGCTTCTGGTACAGAAATGACTATTACATTCGAGAGACAATGATTTTTGGAAACGCAAAAGTTACCTTTACAACTTATCCAGAACTATATGATGTAATCCCTGAGCCTGTACCTGCGCGCTCGATGTTGCCTGACTGGTTTAAAAAGCTAAAAGGATTTAGCAATCTTGAGCCAGAAAATCCAAGCGGCTGGCCTGATAGAAGCATAAAGCGTTGCCCTCCAGTGCTAGATGCAATGGTAAGTGGATGGATATTAACCACGCCCGCAGAAATGAGAATTGTCGTCAATGATGACGGCAGTGGTGTGGAGTGGGACACAGAGTTAAATTACAACGTAATTGAAGACCACTCGATACAACAAATAAAAGGACACCCGTCGTTACCTAGACTGCCACTAAAAATAATGAACTACTGGCACATGAAGACGCCACCAGGCTGGTCTACTTTATTTGTGCCACCCCTTAACAGGGAAAACGAATACTTTGAGCCTATGTCTGGTGTCGTAGAAACAGATAAGTATTTAGAGTTTGTAAACTTCCCCAGCTTTCTCAAAAAGACGGGGACGACATTTATCATCCCGCGAGGCTATCCTGTCGTTCAAGCAATTCCTTTTAAAAGAGGTTTTAGCAGGAAGGCCGATATGCGGGCGATGACGCCGAAAGAGTCTGAAGCGCTTGAATTACTGCGTAGAAAACGTAGAAGCCATCCAAGTATATATCGAGAAACTATGTGGGAAAGAAAATGAGTAAAGTAAATTACAAAATTTTAGCCTTTGATGACATTACTTTTGAATATGTGGTTTTAGCCAACGACAAAAAATTCAATGTTCCCGCTGTTGTTACAGATGGTTTGGTTGATAAAGATGAAACTACAAAAGTCGTTGAGGCACAGGTAAAGGATGTTTTTGCTGTTCGGACCACTCCAAGCCCCCCATCCAACTTTGCTGAACTTGTGGGCGCTGGCTCTTCAGTAGATTTATCGGCAGAAGAAGTATGACACAAGGTCATACAGAAAAATATTTAGACGAAGTGCTTACGTCTTCAGACGGAATTACTTTGTCAAAAATTAAATACGAAAAAAAACAAACTATTGTTTGGCCTCGTGAAACTCATAGCGTTGACATTACAAAGGCAGAGTATCACCCAAAAACTAAGAGCTTAATTAAAGACACATCTCCTTGGCTTTTCTACACGCCTGCCCCTGAATCAGAAGGCGCGTACATGAGCATTACTTACCCAATTTTGCAAAATGGTGTTAGCGCAAAAGAAGTATCCAAACACTTTGTTAACAGCGCCGATTGTTTTGACGCTGGTCTTAACTCTGATGGTATATTTGAAATACTGTTAGATGCGTCTGTATGGTGGAGGCAGACGGAGTGGACAAATATAGCGGCTCCTTACTACCCTCTCTGGCTTCGTCTCGACCAAGAAGTATTAGAACCTACTGCGTTGTTGGCATGCACGACTCCCAAAAACCTAAGCATGTTTTGGAGCCGTTTTGCATTACCCTTGTTTGCTGGTAAATCGGTTGAAATAAACAGGTCGGGCGATGAGTGCTACTTTATTTCTGTTATAAGTGATTTGACATGCGGAGATAAAACCATCAGCAAAGATAAGATTATAAAACTTTCCTCGTCTAGTGTAACAGTGACAGCCGAGACAGACACGATACTACTGAAAATATACAGATGATTTTAGACCCTCACTTTTGGTTGTTTGATAGTGTGTTAAACGACGGTTTGTGCGACTTAATTATTGAGCGCGGCAACAAAATGAATAAAGAGCTAGGTAATGCTGGGGGAGAGATTGCCCTCAATATGCGTAAGTCTCACATAGCCTGGTTTGACCATAACGATTGGATTGCTGGTTTATGCCATCACTATGCGACGTTAGCCAATAAACAGGCTTGGAAATTTGATATTGACGGTATGGACGGCTGTCAGTTTACCGAGTATGAAGTAGGTGAGTTTTATGAGGCGCACATGGATACGCACAAATTATGTGACCACATGCGCAAAGTAAGTGTTGTTATGCAACTCAATTCAAGAGAAGACTACCAAGGTGGTGAATTTGTATTTATAGACGGTGATAACGGATATGAACCAGATAATTTTTCTAATCGCGGTTCTGTTGTTGTGTTTCCTAGTTTTCTGTATCATCAAGTCAAACCAGTGACGGGTGGTAAAAGACACAGCGTTGTGAGTTGGTTTACAGGGCCGCAAATTAAATAGAGGACGACATTTTTGGAAACAGAAGTGATATTAAGTTATGGATTTGGTAAACGCGTGGAATGAACTGACCTACTTCGATGGTATTCTTTTTACCATCTGGTTAGGTATTTTGTATATTGGCAAAAAGCAAATAGACAGGTGGATGGGGTGAGTTACGAGCCTGAAGATATAGAGGACATGCTTGAACGCGCCGCAGAGCGAGGCGCTAGACGTGCGTTAAAAGATGTGGGGCTTAATGATGACGAGGCTATCCATGACATGCACGAGCTACGGGACTTACTAGAAAGTTGGCGCTCTGTAAAAAAGACGGTAGGGCAGACGGTTCTTAAATTTATTACGGTCGCAATATTAGGCGCTATCGCCGCAATAATCGGAATGAGCAACTGGCCCGACTAAATGCAAGACATAGCCAATCTCCAAACCCTCATAAAAAAAGAATTAATAAACTGGGCAACAGGTGTCTTGTCTAAAAAAACAGACTTCTACTCTAACAACCCTCCCTGCCCATTTGCACAATCAGCACTACAGCTTGGCTTCGCAGACGTAAAATATGGCTTCGGTCCGTATATGAGCAATGTCATGCAAACAATCTCCAACTATCCAAAAGAAATGTCTATGGTCATACATGCGCAGATAGACCCAAAGTTTACAGCTAAAGAGCTTAAAGAGTGGACAAAGCTCCATAATCGTGAGGTTTGTAAAAATGATTTATGGTTAATTTCATTTCATCCAGAGGACGACCCAAATGAAAATATGGAGGATGATAAAGACTTCGAGGAGCTTGTTGAAGAAGACTATGCTCTAGTCTTTGTTCAAAACCTGACGGAACTGAATGATGCAAGCAAGGTTCTTGAATTAAAAGGGTACTACGACAAACTTCCTGCGGAAGATTTGGCGGAGTTAAAGATTAGACGTAAAGCAAGTGAGGATTTGATTATGGCTATGGGTAGAAAAGGTGCTATGAAAAAAAAGCGTGGCACAGGAACTAAGGATAAGGCTTTCAAGAAAGTAATGCCTGGTAAAGCAAAGAGCCGCCGCGGACGGAGAAGGTAATGGCTTTCGGTAAAAACCTTATGGGTAACACTATTGGATTTATGATGCCCAGTGTCATGCCGACTGGTTTTGGTAGGGGTGTTGCCCTGCCAATGCCAGGTGACATGGTGATGACGCAGTTTTCTGCTGAAGTTGCTTTGCCAGAGGTAAAGCCTACTAACGCAGGGGCAAGCGAAGCCTTTACGGAAATGCAGTCAACTGGTGACACGGACACTGTTATGAATACTGGCAACAAGTTTATGTCAGCTATGGATGCAAGGCTTGGTGAAACTATAGCGCGCGCAAGACGAGCGCAAGAAAGGGCCGCTCGCGGGGCGGCCCCTAATGTTGTGATGTATAGGCGCGTTTAATGGGGCAACCTAAAGCGACGCTAAAAGCTGTAACGCAGTTATCATCTTCTCGTGGGTGGGCTTACATTGTCGAGGTGATGGAAAAAGAAATCGTTGGTGCGGCCATGTCTATGGCAAACAATCCTGCCATGACGGTAGAAGAAATGCACTTTCGACGCGGTTCTATATGGACCGCAAAACAGCTTTTAGAGCTACCTTCAAAACTCCAGTTACATCTGGAATCAGAGATAGCTCTTGAGGCAAATGACCTGGGTGACGCTACGGCCTCACCTGATATTTTTAATTCCCCGCCACGGCTGGGAGAAGGAGTAGAAAATGGCTGAAGAAGTGCCTCAAGACGTAGCCGCCGCTATTATTGATAGAGTGGCTTCAAATCAAATGGGTGTTAACCCAGAACAACCTCAAGCCCCAGTAGAGGGCGAGAAACCCACTGAGACAGAAAAAGCTGTAGAAGAAGGCTCTCCTAAAGTAGAGCCAGAAGCTATGGCAGAAAATCCAATCCTATATAAAATTTTAATGGGTAAAGATGCGGATGGAAATGACGACATCCGCGAAATGTCTCCTGAGCAAATCTCCTCAACACTGAAAAGGTATGCGGATTTAAATTACAAAAATGCTCAGATGAAGCCAGTTAATATGGTTGTGGAAGCCGCGATTAAAAATGGTCTGGCCAAAGACCCAACTGACGCGGCGCGACAGCTTATAAATCTTATGAAAGGTGCGCAAAGCAACCCAGAATTGGGTGACACTGACGGCACTACTAACGTAGCTCAAAAAGAGGCGCAAAGCGGAGACCCACTACAACAGTGGGAAGAGGACAACGCAGTTTCTCTTCCACCTGGCTACCGTGAGCAGGGTCAAATGATGACCCAGATGTTGCAACAAAACCAACAGCTAATGGCCGCGGTAATGAAAATGGTGCAAGGCGCTCAAGCTGGTGCAGAGCAAGGTGCTAATTTAGCGGCCAGCGGTGTTGCAGATAAGAGTTCTGCTATGGCAACGCGTATAGCTAACAACCTTGACCGCATGGCACAGAAAATGGGTCTTGCAGAAGACCAAGCGGAAGACTTTAGAATATTTGCGTTTGAGCGTGGGTATACGTCTGAAGATTTTCTTGACCCAGAGATAACCATGAAAGTCGGCAACGACTACAAAAACAGCATGAACTCTGGCGAAATGGAACGTCTAAGAGAAATCGCACAACGCCGTCAAGCGTTCACAGGGTCAGTGGGCAATACACCTCAATCAGAAATGGCAAACGATACTGGAGTAGAAACCGAAGGTGACTCTACTCTTGATAGGCTTGCTCAACGAGGAAGGATGACGTAATGGGTTTGACAAACAAGCAAAAGAAAATTGCGCGTGTGGCTAAACCTAGAAACAAAATTACTGGCGCAGATTTCGCAGGGTTAAGAAAAAGAAAAAGAAAAAAAAGAAAATCTTAAAAAAATTAAAAAGCGGGACGAAAACGTCCCGCTTTTTTTGTTAGATTACTTTTATGGCGCTACGGCCCCTGTTTACTAAAAAGAGTTAAAACCCTAAGAGATGGTAAATTCCTCGGTGGGTGTGAGACTCAACCTAAATCTGTAATTACCTTTTTGCCGAAAGTGAGGATACTATCATGGCTATACAAGGTGTGCGCGGAACTGGTGAGTTTACATCTGACTTCCGCCCTAAAAACTACCGAGAGTTATTTACTCTCCTAGAGCCGAACGGTAACGCACCGCTCAATGCTCTGTTGTCTTTTGGTTCATCCGAGTCTACGGACGACCCAGAATACAAAAACTTCCGCGATGAACTGCCAGAGCGGACGTTGCAAGTGAACGGCGCTGTAGCCAGCACTTCAACAACAAGCATCACCGTTGACGCTAGTGACAATAACAAGTTTGCCGTAAATGGCGCTGTCATTGTTAACAGCGAGACTGGTGAAGTTATGCGTGCTTCCGCTGACACAACAGGCACAACGCTGACTGTTGTTCGTAATATCGGTGGCACATCTCACCAAATCGCAGACAACGCAAAACTGTTTGTTGCTGGATTTGCCGCGGCTGAAAACGCTGATGTCGGAACCGCCATCACGTTTGACGCAACGGTAGCTTCCAACTTCACTCAGATTTTCCGTACAGCCTTCGGTGTGTCAAACACATTGAAGTCAACCTATCTGCGGACTGGTGATAAAGAAGATGAAGCAATGACCAAGGCTCTCAAGTTGCACATGAGCGACATTGAGCGCGCCATGTTCTTTGGTAAGAAAGCCGAAGAAAGTGGTTCATCTGCTACACCTCGCCGCTACACAGGCGGTCTGACTACTTCACTTACAACTGTCATTGATTGTAACAGTGACATTGATGGTGACGGTACAATGAACGAGGCGCAGTTTGATGAGCAACTCATTCAAACCATCTTTAAATTTGGTTCAACCGAAAAAATTGCATTTGTGGGCTACAAAGTAGCTTCTCACCTGCAAGAGTTTGGCAAGAACCGTTGGCGTCCAGAGTCCGTGCAAGGTACGTATGGTGTGAACCTCACACGTTACAGCACCTTTGCAGGCGACTTGATGGTACATCTGCACCCGCAGTTCCGTCAGGTTCCAGGTATGGACAATGCCATGGTGATTGTTGACTTCCCTTACCTGAAGTATCGACACCTCGAAGGTCGGGACACATCCCTCTTCGAGAATCGTCAAGGTAACGGTGTGGACGGAGTTATCCATGAGTACCTGACCGAGTGTGGTCTGGAACTCCTTCAGGACAAAACTCACGCCTACATCAAGAACTGGTCATCCAACGCATAGGACGACCATATCCTTGATTGAGGGTAACTTTAAGGGAGTGTCGTTAGCGGCACTCCCTTTTTTGTTAGGAGAAGAGTTTATGACAAAGAAAAGTACCCCGAAGAAAACGACAAAGAAAAAGGCAGAGACAAAAGCCCCTGCCGCGCCAATGCCTGTACCTGTCGTTTTATTTAGAAGCGCCGAAATGGAACCAACTCAATTTATCATTCGCGGCGTCATGGCATCTCGTTGCCAGGACGGTCGCCTTGAATGGGAGTTTAGCCCAGAAGAAGCAGAGTTTGTTCGCCGCCATGCGCATATCGAAAGTGGTCGTGTAGTAGAGGTGTAATATGGCTTACTATAATGCAGATGGGACTGTTTACGGTGGTGACGTTCACACCATGGCTGACGGTCGAATAATGACTGGAGCTTCGCATGATAGCGGTAGCGTGCAGGTTTACGTGACTAATCCCAAGGAAGACAGTACGTCTAACCCCCATATTACTGACGAATACTCACCGTTAGAAACAATGATTATGCAGGCTGTGCGTAGGTTTGGTGATTTTTCTCCAGGCACTATGTCTGGTGATGCGGCGCTTATGTTTATAGAATTTGCAAACATGGTCTTAGACGAAGTCAGGATGCACCCATACTGGGACGGCACTGAGCTAGATTATTACCAGCATTTATCAGACGTACGCCAAGTGCCAGACGTAATTATGGTTAGCGGGCTGTTATATCACTACTCAAGCCAGCAGGGTTCAGAGAAAGCACAACAATACGCGGCCGCTTTTATACGGACTATCAGCCAGCAACTATGGCGGCGGTTAAATGGAAACACCGCTATAGAAATGCGAGTTACAGATAACGGCACTAATCGCCGTAATTTTACAGGCCAGACAAGCAAATATAACGGCACGACAAGATGACAAGCGCTACTAAGTCACCCACAGGCATTAAAATTCAAAGCGTTGCTTATGAAAACTTTATGGGTCTTGATGTCTCTCGTGACAGAACATCCTTAGATACAGGCAAAAACCAACACCTTTCAGTTTGCCAAGATGCTTTTTGTGATTGGCGCGGGCAAGTAACAAGAGACCCTGGCTGTAATTATTTGGTTGGGTCTTCGCCAGTTGTCGCTGTTAACTTTTACTCAAAAGACAAGGTTGTATTTGCGGAGCAAGACGGTAGTGCTATTAACTTAATTAGCGAAGACGGACACGAAAAACAGGCCGCCTTTCCCCTTAACAGCGTAGTGACTTCCTCTGTTTTTAACAGGAGAAATCATTTTTTTTCGCGCGGAGAGCCGCCTCTTTTTTATGACGGGACAAACTACAACTTCAACCAAAGCCCTGCTCTAGACCAACTTAGACCTGCTTTTTCTGCTTCTGTGTCGAGGAGGTTGTGCGTTGCTGGTATCAGTGGTAGTGAAACAAATGTCGCAATCTCACGAGTAGATAATGACGAGATATTTCCTGATGATGAACCCATTGATAGCGTTTCTGTGTTGCGCGCTGGCAACATTGATATATCAAACCAGCTTGGCACATCCGAATCTATTACAGGTTTAGCTAAGTTTGAACAAAGCCGATTAGCTGTATTTACTACAGACAGAACCTTAATATTTTTAGTGGACGTGGATATAGGGCTGTGGGCGTTAGACGACAAAGCATCCATTAACGTGGGCTGTATTAGTCACCAAACCATTAAAAGCGCTGGCACTGACTTACTTTTTTGTTCTCGCTCAGGCGTGCATAGTCTTAGACGCTCTGCCGAAAACGGAATAACTATTGAGGGTGAGTCGCTCTCATCAAAGATTGATACGCTATACAGAAGCCTAGTCAGGTCTGTAGAAGACCCCGAAAAAATATCTGCTGTCTATGACCAAGACATGGGTCAGTATCACATCTTTTTTCCGCAAAGCGGCGGCGTAATAACCAAAAGATTAACAATGACAATATTTCCTGGTATGGACCCAAAGTGGTCAACAGGGACTTTTTTAAACGCTCGATGCGGTGCGGCACTGGGCGGCCGTCTAGTTTTTGGCTCTAGTGGCGGTATTTATGACATCAAAAAGATTGAAGAAGAAGCAGAAGTACACCCTGACATGGTACTCAAAACCCCAGTTTTATGGCACGGCTCCTTCACCGATACTAAGTCAATACATTCTATCCTCATCCAAGCAACGGGCAATGGGACAGCTACGTTGGAAGTTACAGATGATATGGAGCAGTTAATACACTCAGATACATTCGAGATTAGTGATAGTGGGGACGACAATAACTACCCTGATGTTCCATTATCTAGGCAGTACGAACGTAAGTTTGAAGGACGCTACAGAGGAGCGCAGTACAAGCTAACAGTCAGCGGAAAAGGTATTTGCCGAATTATTGGGTTTGGCGTGATTCTGAGGAAAAGCTAATGGCAAGATTAAGACAACAAAACCCACAAAACTATGTGGCAAGCGGCAACATTAATGCTGAGTTTGAAAATGTTATCAGGTATTTAAACAGCGCAGAGCTAGGTGAAAAAACCCTTGGCGAACTTCTAAAGGTTTTATTCAGTGAAGACGGCGTTTTTCAAGGGCCAATAGAATTTCGTAATGATAGCTCTGCTGGCATCCAGTATCGCGTTGGTAGCTACACCGACACCACCACAGGCTGGACAACACTGGCAACGCTTGACAGTCTGAGGGGGGCGGCAGGCTCAGACCTTGGGACTGTTGGAGCGCCAATTATTCATACACGCCAAGACACTGTCGCCACTTCAGGCCAAACAGTTGTAAACTATGCGCATGATTCAACGGACGAGTTGCTCGTATACGTTAACGGAATATTAAAACGTAGTGGCGGGTCAAATGATTACGTAAGTAATGCTACAGCCAACACAGTCACATTCAATTCTGGCCTGACTGCTGGTCACGTCGTAACGATTTACAAAATCCGAGCAACTGCAATTACTGGTTTTACCCGTAGCGACACAGTTACCACCGCCTCCCAAACAGTGTTTCCATTTGTGCATGATGACGCGACTGTATTGCAAGTATACAAAAACGGCGTACTGCAAAGAGAGGGCGGGTCAAATGACTATGTAACAAATGCGGCGTCCGATACAGTTACATTTACTAGCGCTGTGCCAAGCGGAAACACGATTTCAATTATCACAGTAGAAAATACTTCAGCCAACACAATTACAGGGCTGATGACAGAAACAAACTTTACTGATACAGCCACTGGTAAAATACCGTTTAGTAAATTGCAAATTGCGGATGCAGACATCGCGCAAGCAAAAGTTGCAGGTCTTGTGTCACATATATCAACCGCGGCAAAACTTACTGTAAGCGGCACAACACCGTCCAACCCCTCTGCTGGTGACTTGTTTCTAGATACGTCTGTGTCTCCAAATGTTCTTAGGTTTTACGACGGCACACAGTTCCTTCAAACGTCGCCAGAAAGCGGCCTACCAACATTCTCTACGTCTAACGCTGGCCAGGTGGTTCAGGTTAACGGCACAGGTACAGCATTGGTGTATGCGGCTATAGACCTTTCGTCTCGCATTGCTACAACACAACGCGGAGCCGCTAACGGCGTAGCGTCTCTGGATTCGACAGGTAGGTTGCCCTCAAGCCAACTGCCAACGTCTATATCATCTGGTAGTTTTTACAAAATTGTATCTGGGTCTGTGTCAAACGGTGCGCAAGTAATACAGCGCATTTTCAAACAAAGAATACAGATTGATGCAATCCATGTGGTTTGCTCTTCTGGTACAGGGACAGTGCAAATACAAGTAAATGGTGTAAACGTAGGAAGCACAGTAAATGTTTCATCTTCTGACAACAACACGACGCTTTCCACGCCACAAGAGATAGACGCTACTTCTGCAAATAAGAAGATTGGTTTTAACATAACCAATGCGTCTAGCTTGAACGATTTAGAGGTGACTTTTGCTTTTAGTATCTTGAGTAGTTAATGGTTGCGAAACCCACTAGCCACAAACAAGAGTTTTTAGCTGAAGTCTGCGCCGTAAGGTGCAAATGCCCTCCCATCCCAGAGCCTAATACCTCTATAGGCTTTGTTAAAGACGGGAGCCTGGTAGGTGGAGTCACTTTCTCAGGTTACACAGGGCGAGAGATTTGGGCGGCGGCATGGGCTGACGATAGGTCTATGTGGATGCGGTCGAATCTCAAAACCATGTTTTCGTATCCTTTTGTGGATTGTGGCGTGGTTAGGGTGGCGGTTCTTATTGGAAGTAAAAATTCCGCCAGCTTAAAAATTTGTAAGCAACTTGGTTTTATCCAAGAGGGTGTTTACAGGCAGTATTTTGAGAACGACGACGCTGTCGTGATGGCAATGTTAAAAGACGAGTGTAAGTGGATTTAAGTTATGGGTAAAAAATCAGGACCAAAGGCTCCGCCGCCGCCCCCAGATTACTCACCGCAACGTGACGAATACGTTAAAAGTGTTGAGGCGGCGCGTAATGAGCAAGCTAAAGAATACAACAAAGCTATTAACTTCTTTAACAAGCAGTTGTCAGGGTACGGCGGTACAATAGGTGACATAGGCGATGCTCTTAGTGGGCTAGATATTGATTACGATGTAGATACTTTATCTGGCTACGGCGATACAATAGATAATCTTCAATCGACGCTAGGTGATTTTTTGACGGGAGACGTTTCTGGGTTTAACCCATACATAGTTCCCGCAGAACCTACCCCTCCTTCCATAGCAGAGTTAATCAAAGACCCCGACTCTCCTTACTACGGTATGGACCCAGAGATTGTCAGCCAGATACAAAACATGAGTTTTGGCCCCTTGGGAGGAAGTTTTTTACCTCCTCAAACATATGTCGATGACTTATCGTATGATGCGTTTGGCTTGCCAACAAACCCTAATTTTTCAGCAACAGGCACGTCTTACGGACAGGCTGTAAGCCTGGCTACACCAACACTTAATGAATTAAACTTTGCTCAGGCAAATAAATTTTTAAGGGAGTTA